GCCATTTTTCTAGCCCGTTTATCGTAGCGTGTAAAAGCCTCGGTGTGCATCCATTCAAAACATTTTGCCTGGTCGCACCATTTGGCAAGCATAATATCAATGGATGGAATCCATTGAACTGGAGTCTTAGGATTTATTTCGGCTTCATCAGACATTTCTATTTATGAATACCATATTCCAATTGTTATTATGTAGTAATTCATAGCCTACAGATATTAACTGCTCAATAAGAGCTCTAGTTATACCATTAGTATCAGCACCCTTCAAATAATAATCGAATTCTACACAGAGAATACGTGGTAAAATCGAATCCTCTAGCATAGTTTCTAAGACTTGAATTTCAGCTCCTTCAATATCAAGCTTCAAAACATCAACCTTTTCAATGCCTTTCCGCTTTAGAAATGCCGAAAGACGCTCTACAGGCACAACTGTATACAGTCCACCATAAAGGTTTGGAATAAGTGTTTGAGAAACATAATTCGGATTATCCTGGTGGTAGAATTTTAAATTTCCTGCGTGTTCCCATAATCCTACAGGGTTCATAACTATTTTGGAAAAATCAGGAGTAATTGGGTCAATCCAGGTTTTATAATCGGGTTGAATACTACATGAAAAGGGGCTTGTTTTCCCAGATGCATAATACGTCTGTATTTCATCAAAGTGTTTTAAAGCTCGCACTGTTGGGTCAAGAATTTCAACGCGGCATCCATATTTACTTTGGACTACAAGGTCAAAGGAAATATCTTCTCCTGCCCCAGCCGATACTACAATACTTGAGGCATCAAGACCACAATTATCGGGCAGCCACCACCCCCCGTAACGTGTTCCGTGGTTAACGCCGGCTGACATTAGAAATAATTATAGATTTCCCTTTAACACGGTAAGCTAACTTTAGCACTTGCTTTAATCCTCAAACACAGCATTTGCTAATCCATTTTCGAAGCGCATCCAATTAAGAGCAACACAGTACACCTTAACCTCCCACTCGACTCCTAATGGAGCTCCAACTTCTAAGCTAAGACGGAATGAAGATGCTCGCGATACATTAATAGAGCCTGTAGGTTCGTGAATACCTGGGCGCTCAGCAAAGGTATAGCCATAAATATAATGCGAATATGCTGAATAGCCCCCCTTATGCTTACGTGCTATATGTTGTCTAAAAAACTGTTCATCAGAATCAACAAGTGTAATTCCATTTACTTGTAGGGCGGCACTAACAAGAAGGGGCTTTGTTAGAAATGTTCTATCAGTTGACCAATTTGACTCAAGCGTATCGGAATAATTTGTCCAGTCATTATTTATATAAACATCTTTTCGGCGTACAATCCAAATTATTTCCTCTATAGGATGATTGGCCTCTAACGGCAGTTGTACATGAACACTATCACCAGAGCCCTTTGCTAACATATATTTCAGTGGCTCACTAAAGGTAAAGGTCTGTAATTCACGGTGAAGCATTTCAAAGGGATTTCGTAGAAGTGCTTGGCGAAATTCACCATCAATAATTGCTCCATGGGTAAGAAGACTAATTCGTTGTAAAAGAGGAATTGAATTCGCTGTAAGTACTGGGACAGTAGTTAGACCGTCTTGGAAAAGAATTGTCTGGGCTAATGGAACTGAATTACACGAATCTCTGTAGCCCCGTACTTGCCGGACGACTTCTGAAAAGGGTCTTAGCGTGATATGAATACGGGTCGAGCCCTCTTTAATTGATATGAGTGGCAGTGCTTCTTGGCGTGGAACACGTCCAAAAAAGAAGGGAAGGGGGCAGTGAAGCGTACCATCCTCTGTAGGGTAAAGACGTGGGGACGGTATCGGCCCATTAGCCCCTATGCCCTTTAGAATCGCCCTGCTAACACGTCCAAGGTGGTCGTAGCTTACACCGTACTGAGTATTGTAGTCAGAAAATAAAAGGCTAAATATATTAATAAAGTCGCCATCAATTGTTTCTACCGTCTTTCCATCAATTTCTAGCTCGGCCGAAAGTATAATGGATGAACCAAGAGAGTTTGCATATTCCCATGCAGCTTGAACATCTGTATATGTGTATATACCACCATCAAGCCGATTTTGAACACCTGCATCTAGCCAGTGCCCTAGATGAATTTCTAGGGCTGCCCCGAATAGAAGGTCACCAACAACTGTTGAGCCAATGTCAAAGGTAAAGCGTTGTCCAAGCTCGGCAGGACCGCGAAAAGGTACATATTGGACTTGGGGAGAAAATGAAACGGTTCGCCGAGATTTATCACGTGTAAACCATGTAACTTCTGTTTTTAAAGGGAAAAGGTCATTTTCCTGATCGTCGCGATCTGTAAGATCTAAAAGGGTTACTATTGAGCCGAGGGGTTGCTTGCTCATCTAGTTTAGTTAGATCTAAACACTTTAGTCCCAAATAATTACCGTGTATTGCTAAAGTTAAGTACCCCCTAAAAGGGAGTACTTAATATTGCCTACAACACGGTATTATTCCGTACAGTTTTTCTCATCAACTGAGAATATATGTTTCCATACTCTTTCTGAATAGTGTACAACTTCTGCATTTATGTGTGAATGCTCCTCAAGAAGTTTTTTGTAAAATTCAATAGGTTTTTTACGAATATCTTCACGTGATACTAATAAAATACCGGTGTACGATAAGGAAGTCAACTTTTCATTAGGAAAGTGTTTATTAAACCATTTACCCAGTGGTCTTTCACTACTTGGAATTAAGGATGAATCAGAATTCTTTTTACTATTTGCTTCATTTGATATGGGGTACGAATCAATACTAAATTTATATGCTTCATTTACATCATTAATATTTTTATTAACAATCATATACGATTCTTTATTATCTTTACCATTTTTTAAATACTCTATAATTCGTAAGACCTTTTGTTTCTTATCATCTCTATACCAGGCAGAGCCAGGAACAAAAAATGTTAATTTTGCTAAGTTATGATAATTTTGTATAACATGATGTAAATATGTATGCGATTCTCGCCCAAGATTAGGCAACTTTATTAGCTCACTTTTATCTATAATAAAATCAGTATTATCTCCTTTATTATATATAAATACTCCATCATATAACTCATATGGAATGTTTTGTATCCAAGAAATATCTTCTTGATATCTGGCAACAACTATGTCAAGAGATGGGGCTTGGGTAAAAAACGTTTCACATGATTTGTATGATAGAATTAATATAATACATAATATAAGTAGTAGTATCATAGATATTTTTAAATATAGTGGCAAGCCCATGCCTTTCTATTAGCAGTAAATACTTAATTAGAATATCGTAAGAACCCCCTGTCATCCTCAATAGTATAGAGGCACCAACTCTCCACTACAAGAGTCATTTCAACAACCTTTGTCGTAAAGCTCTGATCAGCATTAGGAAGCCTGAGATAAATAAGAATAACAGGTTTATCTGCAGTGGAAAAGTTAATAGAGCCTTCGGGAACATACTCATGGTTTGTTTCGCGCCCACTAACATCCCCAAGGTCCCAATTCATTTCTCCCAATGCAAATCCTGGGTCACGTGTTTCCTTTGAAAAGGGAACTAATGTATTCCATATAAGGGGTGTTTGTAGTGATTCACGGTCACGGGCGGCAATTAAAAGAGATAATTGCGAATAATACGGATTATTATAACCGGATGTTGCCCAACGCCGCCCGCGATCTAAGTCATCTCGCGTCCGTAAAAACCAGAACATTCGTGATGCTGTATGTGAAGCATCAATATCACGGGTGAAACTCGGATTTATGCCGGTAGCAGATTTATAGTCGAGCCCTCCAAAGGTAAAGGCATTTTCATAGAAAATAGAATATGAGATTTCATGATCGGTGTCTTCTAGTGCTTCGCGTGATTCAGGGTCAAAATACACATGACGAGTTTCTAAGGTAAGTGTCGGGCGAGCTATTGATTCCCTTGGTAAAGGGGCTACCGTGTACGGTGTTCCATTTGATGGAGGATACACAGTAAATGAAGGCTCTTTCCATGGGGCAGGATACACTACAGAGTAATCGGAGCATTCAATACATTCTTCTAAGGGACGCATAACAACTTTAAGGCGGAAATTCTGTTTGCGCATTGCAATTGAAGGGATGCCACGTAAACCACCAAGCATGGGGAGGGTAAGACGAAGGCGTCCGGGAGTTGCATTTCTATACAAGGTTACTCCAGATACGTCGCTCATTCCTGTAAGGGCTTGGTCAAGGTAGGCTGAATTTAGGGAGCCTCGGGAAAGTCGCGAAGCCCAGAGTGCATCTCCGCTGAACTCTTGAAGAAGAATTTTGTCCTGGAATAATTGAATTGATGAAAAGAGAAAGTAGCCGGCGCCCTGAGTATAGCCATAGTCCCGCCCAGAAGTTGCTGAAACCCGGTATCCACTTTTCATGTTTAGAGCGGCCTCTACGGGTGGTAACCAGGATGGGAGGTCAATAAGAAGAGTGGTATCTAGAAAAACATCTCCAGCAACTTCAAATTCAAATTCACAGGTACGTCCAAAATCTGGGGCATTTAGAGGAACTGTCTGGCGAATTTCACTTACAAAGGCTGGCCGGCGACTATAACGAGTTTCAAAAGGATTTACAGCATTGGCTAGTTTTTTGCTCAAGAAATAAGTATCTTTATTTCCACGGGCAATTGATTCATATAGGGCTCCTTCGGAAAGAAGACCGGCTCGAGCCATCTATCGGTGATTGCTTAAAATAAGTAGAGTGGAATTAATCCATATCTTCAAC